CGAAACTGAGACGGCTCAGGAGAGGGTTGTAAAGAACGTCTTGCAAGAGTACGCCAGGTCCGGAGTGTTTGAAAGAATCTATTTGGTTTCCAACGCACAGATAGAAAAAAGCATCGGAGACATCCCGATTATAAGCCACTACGATACAATAAATCAAGCCATTGTTAACACGATTCATATGGTAAATGTCTTCAGTAACTCAGAGCCCGTCTTGGGCACATTTACAGAGCCCCATGAGATTGCCAGGATTTCTACGGTAGGGATTTTGAATATAGAAGAGGCCGAAGAAAAATGGTTTTATGACTTGCAATTGCCACGAGATGTGGTATACTATTATGGTATCAGTGAAGATGACTTAAAGACAGATGGAACTTTATTCAAGAGAATTAAAGAGTACATCAAAGACAAACTTGAGGAAAAAATTAACGTGTCCTATGGAGTATACAAAACGAACTACGAACAGAAATATTGTTATTGCGTTAAGTATAGTTCTGTGGTACAATCATACATAAATGAATTAGACGATCAGGATATTGGCTGATCGTACTCTAACCCAACCATGAAAGGAAAACAAAATGGGTATTAACTTAGATAAGATGAGAGCTAAGCTCGCCACTCTCAAAGGACAAGGCGGCGACAGGGACAACTTTTGGCGTCCCGAAGATGGGACTCAGGCAATTCGCATTGTCCCCACTCCCGATGGAGACCCCTTCAAAGAGAAGTGGTTTCATTATAACCTGGGAAACACGCCAGGATTTTTATGTCCCAAGCGCAACTATAATGATGAGTGTTCGGTCTGCGAATTCGCCTCGAAGTTGTGGCGCGACGGCGTAGACAAGAACGATGATGAGAGTAAGAAGCTGGCTAAGAGCTTCTTCGTGCGTCCTCGTTTCTTTTCGCCCGTACTTGTACGCGGGGAAGAAGACAAGGGTGTACGCATTTGGGGCTATGGCAAGATGGCCTACGAGAACCTTCTCAGCCTCGTGCTTAACCCGGAATATGGTGATATTACCGATCCAGAGACGGGTACGGACCTTACGATGACCTACGGGAAGCCTCCCGGCGCTTCGTTTCCACAGACGAAGCTCGTGCCTCGTCGTCGAAGCTCTGAGTTGTGTGAGGACATGACGGCAGAAAGCTGTGCCGAGTTGCTGGAGAGCATTCCAGAGTTCGACACACTGTTCGAGCGTAAAACATCAGAAGATGTTACAGCGCTTCTAGATACTTTTATGAGCTCGGGTGTAGAGGACCCCGAGGCGGTTTCGTCCGAGACCCAAAAGTTTGGTGGGACGACTTCTACGACCACCGACGAAGAGCCTAATGCGGTGGACGCCGCATTCGCTGAGCTGGGCGCTCTGTAGCCCAGCCCTCCACTCCCGCAGGGAGGCCCGGGGTTACAGGGGTCTCAAATAACACTCACTTGAAAGGAATAAAATGAGTCTAGCAGAAACTTTGAGAAACTTGAACTTGCCAACCGATGCGGTGGCAGAACTATCATACGAGGCGGGCACTGATGTGTTCGTCCATAATGAAACCGATACGGAGGATGGTCTTCGCGAAACGGATACCGCTGAGTATCTCGCGGGCCTTGTAACCACTAAGGGGCTTACAGTCACCAGTGGCTACGCCAATGAGGAGGTCTTGCAGGCAATGCGTGATAATGATCTGCTCGACGATTACGACCGCGGCGACTTTGCCTTTGAGGACTTCGTTGCAGAGGTAATCCGCTCGAGCCACTGGGACCATGAATGGGTAGACGCGAGTACGGAGAAGTATGATTATAAGCGCGGCTTTTGTACGGTTTCAGCCAATGTGAACGTACCTGTGCAGCAACTAATTGAAAATGAATCAGCAGCCACTGGATGGAAGGTGTCCGTCCAGACAGAGAATGGGACTCTCTGCGTAGACTGCTAACGCATCCCCCCCGCAGGGAGGCCCGGGGTTACAGGGGCCTCAAATATCTAGGGGATATACATGAGTGGAAAACATCTATCTAAGCGCGCCAACTGGCAAGCCGGCGCGAGGGTCACAGGCGATAAGGGTGAAGAAACCTTCCTTAAGAAGCTAAGGAAAGCGCTCCCCGAGCAGTATGAAATAAGATCTCAGCCGGTTTTAGAAGTTATTAAGAATAAAAAGATACGACTGGATGGAGTTGTTACTAACACTGAAACAGGGAAGAGCATTTTTATTGAATGCAAAACCGGAACACAGGGCGGCAACGCACATGAAAGAGCTTACAAGTTCGCGTCGCCAAAATTGAAGAGAGCAGTTAGAAAGAAATATAATACTTCAGACGAACCATTCTTCCTGGTGTTTGCTGGAAGAACTTTTATTGGTGAGCCCTTTTATGTCTATAGAACAAACAAGAAGACACGTAAGAAGAGTCGCACCTTGGTAGACCCCAAGAAATATCAAGCGGAAATGAAGGTTCTTCTAGAGAGAAAGAACTATGCAATCATGAAGCCTCGCTATGAAAATATTGCTGAAGTTGCTAAAAAGATTATGGAGCGAATATGAAGCCGTTGTTTATGTGGGCTGGTGGCAAAACTCGTCTTATTAAAAAGTATAAAGAGCGAGACGTTCTTCCGCGCACGATTGAACACTACGTCGAGCCTTTTATGGGCGGCGGCGCTATGTTTGTCTGGGCTTACAATCGAAATAAAAATGCAACCTTTATTCTTAATGACTACAACAAGTATATTATGAGCATCTATAGAGCCATTCGGGGCGACTGTAATAACTTTTTAGCGAAGATGGACGACCTCGGGTCGCAATATCTGCCGCTCAATAATAAGAATGAAGTCTCCTACTGCCGCCTCTCGAAGCCCAACAAAGAATGTACAGGCGGAGAAAGAAAAAAGTTTTATTATAATCTTTTAGATGAATATATTCACAACCACAAACAATGGGGCGCCACCGAGGAAGACGCGGTGCTTTATTTTCTTTTAAAGACCGGCTTTAATGGGATTTGGCAGACTACCAAGGAGTCTGGAGACCGTTATGCTACTCCATCTGGCCTCTTAAATCACGACAAGAAGGTGTATGACAAAAATAACGTGCTTGAATGGCAAAAGGCTTTAAAAAACACTACGTTACTGGCTGGTGATTTTGGGAAAGTGTTGCCATATGTTAAGGAAAACTCATATGTTTTCCTTGATCCTCCGTACCGAGGGTCGTTTACCCAGTACGGGGTAGACTTTGATGATGTGTGGCAAGAACGAGTGATTAAATTTTTAAATGACTCGACAAAACTGGGTGCTTATGCTATGCTATCTAATAGAGTGGTTGAAGACGAAGAAGATGACTTCTTTGAAAGCCGCCGAGGAAAGAATGAGATACTCTACTTCGATGTTACATATACAGCCGGCCGTCGCAAGCAGGCAGGCGTCGACGAAGAGGGCAACACAATATTCGAAGCCAAGAAGGCGCGAGAAATACTAATGATTGGGAGAAACTAGTGGCAAAATCAAAATCGAAGGTAGGGACAGTATCCGTTGGAGATTTAAGATCCCTCATTAACAAGGCTTCCGGAATGGAAGTCGCGTACAACCTCAATGAGGAGAACCCAACTGAAGTCAAGGAGTGGATCCCCACAGGATCGCGATGGCTCGACAGTATTATTTGTCGCGGGCGACTGGCCGGCATCCCGGTCGGTAAGATTTCAGAGATTGCAGGGCTTGAGTCAACGGGCAAGTCTTTCATGGCTGCACAGATCGCAGGCAACGCTCAAAGCTTGGGCATGAATGTAATCTACATGGACGCCGAGTCTGCGATTGATCCGACCTTTCTGGAGCGCGCAGGGTGCAACCTAGAGACGCTTATTTACGTCCAGGTCCAGTCAGTTGAGCAAGTACTTGAAACTATTGAACAAATCCTTAATAGCGGAGCGGAAAGAACCCTGTTTATTTGGGATTCGCTCGCTCTTACGCCGTCCATTTCAGACGTAGAGGGAGATTTCAACCCTCAATCGTCGATGGCAGTGAAGGCTCGCATCCTCGCCAAGGGGATGTCGAAGCTTACGATACCGATTGCTAACAGTCAGTCGACCTTCCTGGTTCTTAACCAGTTGAAGACGAACATCACAAGATTTCCTGCGGAGGCAATGACCACTCCGTATGTCACCCCGGGAGGAAAGGCTATGATTTATGCCTACTCTCTGCGCGTGTGGCTGACGGGACGCAAGGCCAAGGCCAGTTTCGTTCTGGACGACAACGGATTTCGTATTGGATCGGAAGTCAAGGTC